GCTCTTTCTGGTTGAGTTCTACAGGAGCAACAGTTTCAACTGGCTTCTTACCAATAGTGTCTAAAACGGCTGCTCTCGCATCGTCTATGGAACTACCGTTCTCTACAAGCTGAACGCCTAACTCTTCAAAGTTATGCTTTCTGCATAGTGCAGTAATGTTTGCAATTCTGGAGCGTTCTTCTTTTTGGGCCTCAGAAGCGGCCTTAGAACGCACCTGATCTAAATCAAGACTTTCGGTCATCTTAGAAGTGGATGTAGGTGGACTTGCGACAGATGCCGCTTCAGAAGGAGCCGTAGCTCTCTCGTTATCACTAATTGTAGGTTGTTGTTGCGTATTAGTAACGGTTTCGGCTACAGATTGGTCTTCTTTGGCTCTTGATATGCCAACTGAAAAGTCAGCAGGGCAACTTACAAGGCTTAATTCGGCTGGAGTGAAGCGTTCTACTAGGTAGCTGCCATCGCCTAACTCCTTAGTCTTATCAACGGAGTAGCCAAACGACACATTTCTGTAGACACCTTCTTTCACAAGATCAAAAGCTTCTTGTCCAGCTTGGTTGCTGGCAAAGCGAACTTTAGCCATACCTCGCTTCTTACCCTTATCCAACCAACCACGTTCCACTACTCCGAGAACAACATCTACGTTGTGATTGAAGAGTAAAGGTGCAGCAGCATTTAGACGACTAAAATCTATTGATCCCTCTCGGTGATCTAAGACTTCTTTCCCTAAATACCCTCTGTCTACTGGGTTTTCAGAGCTAAAGGGAAACTCAATAGTACGATCTTCTTCATTGAGGTTCCTTGATTCAAGTAGCCCAGTGAAATCACGTAATAACGTCTTTCCCTCTAGATCACGTTTCTCCTCCATTTGATTCAGAGTTGTTATTTTCACTCACTTTAGTAGATAATTCCTTCTTAACGTCAATCTCTGCGTCAGTGTCAAAAGTTAACCCTAATTCTTTAGCCTGTTCTACTTCTCTCTTTCTCTCTGTTAATACCTCATCCAAATCGTGACCTTGCTCCATTAGCACTTGTGTTTGTGTCTTGAAACCTGCCTTCACAGCTTCCTTATTAGCTTGACACTCTTTAATCGGATCTATCCACTCAAACGAGCGAGGTATAAATTTGACACGCTTATATCTTTCTGTCTCTGTATCAAAAGTAGGTAGATTTAATGTTCCAGATAAAACAGCCATATCTAAGAAAGTATCAAACACTCTGGCATGAAAGTTTTCAATTAAATAATTTTGAATTGTTCTAAATTGTGCTCTATCTTCTAACAATGCAAGACGGCTGGAACTGTAGTTACTGGTCGAATAGTCCCTAGATAAACTTTCATAACTTACACCTATTCCAGAAGCCATTGATCTAAGCATGGCTCTCATAAATGGTTCAAACTCACCACTAGGAGAATCCATATCTGGAATCTTTACGTCCATCCCAGGAGAAAGATATGAAAACATCCCTGGAGAAAATTCTGATACACGATCACCTTCATAGACCTCACCACCAGGATCTAACTCACCTTCAGGAGAGGTAATAAATCCCATTAACGCACTGGAAGCCCTGGCTCGAATTAGTGAGGCTTCGCTGAAGCCATCCAAATGATGTAAAGACTTAATAGCTGTTGCCATCCAAGGAACACCCCTTGTCTGCCCTGGTCTTTCTGTTACATACAAATGAATTACTTCATCTGCTGGCAACAACATGTGACGCTTCATGTTTTCCTGAGTAGGAAATGGAGTGTCACCAGGATGTTCAGTTAAGAAGGCATAAGTTTTTGCCCTACCCCAACTGTCCAACTCAACGCCCATTCTCCACTTGTTCTCTTTAACAGTGCTTGGACCTGTGTAGTCATCATCTAATTGATCAGCTTCTAATATTTCTAAAGCAAGTGGAACTTTGGATCTCCCAAAAGGTTTTTTAACAACACGAATGAACACCTCACCACTTTCTATGAGGCTACTAAGGCATAATCTTTCTATATCTTGAAAACATAGTCTCCCTGCTGTATGGCATGAGTCATAGTGACCCCATTCACGCCAAGCCATCTCAATAGAGTCATTTACCTTTTGATCTAACTTTCCACCACCTCTTTGTTTACGGATCTGTGATTGCAATTTGATTCCGTTAGGACCAATTACGTTTGAAGTAATTGTTCTTATTGCATTTTTTGCATGTGGATTATTACGAACTAAATCTCTTGATCTTTCACGTAGTTTTTTGATCGCTCCCTTTAATTCAGCATCAGCAGAAGCGGCACTTGAAACCCAGTTTGCCGTTAATCGGCTTTGTTGTGCTCCAGTAAAAGCTCTTCTTTTAGGAACAACCGTAGTGACGACTGGTTCTTTAGATACTTCAGGAATAAGAGTTCCAGAAGTGAAAAGACCTTTGACAGCGTTAATTAAACCCATTAGAAACGTACCTTCCATGAATGTGGATCACCAAGTCCATTGGCGATCATGCTTGCTCTCTTTTCCCTGACAACTTCTGCTTTTAATTCAGATTCACGCCGTCTCAAGAAAGAAAGATCTAAATATTTAAATGTTCTATCACCGATTGTGTATTCACTAGCTTTATTAATAACAATCTGTCTGATCGCATCTTGTACTGAAGCTAAATCCTCTTCGGCTGTAGTCCTATCATCAAACGGGCCTGGTGTAGAGCCTGTATAGGACAAAGAAGCATCTACAAAAAACCTGCCTCTATACAAAGTGACATCATCACCAGACTTAGAAGCTATTGCTTGAAATCTCCAAGCACCAGCCTCAAGGTTAGCTGAATCACTGGCACTGATAACAAATTCCCAACCAAGGGAATCTGCTGTTCCAGTGACAGTCAAAGCACCACCTTTTAATGACCGAAGGTAGTATTTGCAGGTATAATCTGTACTAGAGACTGACTGATTAAGCCAGTTCACACCTGCATCGTCTTTCCAAACGATTCTGTCACCCGCAGTGAACTTGCTAGGTATTGGCACAATAAATAGCTACCAGTTGTTGATGTAAGACCGCCCATTAGCGGTATTTTTAGATGATACTCCCTTTTTCGTCTTATTTTGGTCGTTATTTAAGAGCCTTTTAGCGTATTTATCCCACATTAAGCGTCTTTTATAGATCGGGAAGACCTGATAAAGCCTTAATAAGCACGAATAAGCATAAATAAGCTCATCCCAAGCCTCATTTCTTCTTCCTGATTTTAAAGTCCATACTCGGTCATAGATTCTGCCAGCTTTATACTTCCTAATTTCCTTCTCAGCCGTTAATTCGTCAAAGTAATCTTCAGTGATCGTTGGATAGAAATGTAAGTATCCATCATCAATTTCTGCATCTCTTAAACGTCTATAAATGTAGGTTTTTACTTTATTAACACCAATGCTATATAACTTAATGCTTGATTTCAAAGCATTTCCCCTAGATCCAAATTCAACTTTATTAGGCTTGCCGATCATTACATCACCTTTCAATTTATCAACACCCTTAATAGGAACAACACCTAAAGCAAAACGATTTTTACAGAAGCGGTAGACCTCCTCTGTGAAATGTCCTCCAGAGTCAATAGCAGTTGCTTCAATCTTGATTTCATTGCCATCCTCATTCACATAGGGAGTTGTTATGACCTCATCTAATTGGTCCCATACGTCTTGACGACCAGGATTCCCATAAAGCACTTGACGGTCAATTAAATAAAGCTGCTCAGGTCGATCATTCTTTTCTGATTGTTTAGGAGGTGCAGCACCCCAGACCGACAAACTCAAACGATCATCTTGTGTATCAACCCCGCATAGGAGCAAAACAACATCTCTAGGCGGTACGCCTCTTTTATATGTTGCTTTTGAAGCTCGCTCCATTAACGCACTAGCTCCTACTTTCCTTTCAAACTCATCATCAAATAATTCACCTTGGATAGTATTTTTAAAAGTTTTAATCTGTTCTATATCACCCTGACAATCCAACCACTCCTCTACCAGTTGGGGCCATGACGCATTAGGGGAATAACTATAAGCAGCCCAGATATGAAAACCTGCATGACGACCATTACCTTCTCCTGTTTTCCTCCACTCACCACGTTCAACCATCCATCTCTTCTTACTATCTGGAATTAACACGCCGCACTTTTCACAGGCATATCTAGTTGTTTCTGGCTCGTTGTCCTCCCATCTAAAGTTTTCAAACTTAAGGACTTGATGATGTCCACAGTCGGGACAAGGAACGTAGTAATACCTTTGATCAGATTTATCCCAAAGTTTTTCAATACGGCTGAAGTCCTTATCAGTGGGAGTAGAACCAGCAACTATCTTTCTATTCCAGTAGTAATCAGTTCTTTTAATTCCAAGCTTGATCTGATCACCTTCAGAAGTGCTTTCTGGGTATCCGTCTGTTTCGTCAAACATGACTACCCTTCTACTTACCCTACGAAACCCCCTGGCACTATTGGCTCCTACCAGGCCGAGGGTCCCTCCAGGGAACTGTTTGCTAAGTATCGTGTTACCTCCATCTTTAGCTTTTGGATCACTAACTAAACCCCTTAAGCATGGCGTATCCCTAATCATCGGAGCTATCTCCTCCTTTGAGTAGCCGTTGCAGTCATCTAGGGTGGGCTGGACAAGCATCATGCTTGTTGCGTCTAAATGTATATGGTATGCAATCAAGTGATTCAACATTTTTGTATATCCAACCCTTGCACTTTTCATAACAGTCACCTGCTCAATATCAGGATCAGTCATGGCATCCATCATTCC